AAAGCTTGTGCAATTTAAAGGCTCTGAGACCGCAGATAATCCAGATACTATATTTGAGCCAACAACAAAGCACCCAGTAAAAGATCAGTTAAAAGTAGGAGACGCCGTGGCCAACAAGCGAGCGCAGTACTACGCTGATCTGAGGCGGCGCTGCTATCTCACATACAGAGCAGTGGCGCATCGTGAGTACTGCGATCCAGACAGACTAATTAGCTTTTCTAGTGACATTGCGCTACTATCCAAATTAAAATCCGAGTTATGTCGTATGCCAATAAAGCCCAACGGGACCGGTAAAATCGAGTTATATACTAAAGATGTGCTTAAATCAAAGTTCAAATTCCCCTCGCCGAACCTCGCGGACTCTGTAATGATGTCAATGAGATTTAAAGCTCCGCAGAGCAAAACCCGAAGAATGCCGACCCCTCAGCGATCAATGGGTGTTAGACGATGATGCACGGACAAGCTGTATTACATAATGATCAATGCAAGCTGTTAACGATCGATGACATTAAGCGAATGCACGATAAGGCTTATGAGCACGCAAAGATAACGCGAGAGCGAGCGGCTGATGACACCGCGTTTTACTGGCTGTCTAATTGGGATGAGACAACACTTGGAGAGTCGAGCCTCGGCTACAAGGGTGAGTTTAATATAGTACGCAAGGCAGGCAGGCAGATTATTGGAGACCTGAGGGCCAACCCTGTACAGGTTAATTTTTACCAAAGAAATGAAGATGATGATTCAGGCGGTGACCTGGTTGACGGGATGTACCGTACTACATGCCAGGAAAATACCTCAATTGAGGCGTTCGATAACTCAAAAATGGAAAAAGTGGTCTGTGGAGTTGGTGGCTGGGAGCTGTACGCTGAGTATGAGACCAGTAAAACAGGTGATAAAAAGCAGGTAATCAAGCGCCGTCCAATCCATGAGTTTAACAATGTTGCGCTTTTTGACCCCGGCGCTGTATTAATTGATAAGTCGGACTCTGGCCACACCTCTCTGCTCGTGCCTTATTCGCGTGACGGAATGGAAAAGTTAGGAAAGGAGTTGATGGGGGAAGACTATGAAATATCACCTATATCATTCAAAGACCCCGAGCACAGCTACACGTTTCCGTGGGTTGCCGGGCAAGATGAGGTTTTTTACGCGGTCAGGTTTTATCATCGAGTAAGGATAAGGGACTATGCGCTAACTCTTACCGATCAGTTTGGGCAGGAGATTGTGGTAATGGAATCACGAGTATCCGAGCTGCTGGATGAGCTAAAGGCGGATGGCTACACGGTAACGGATAAAAAAGAAACATCACGCTACAAGATTATGCTTTATATCGCCAATGGTGAGGAGATACTGGATAGCTATGAGATACCTGGTGAAAATATACCCGTTGTACCAGACTATGGCGAGCGAGCAATCATCGAGGGCGAAGAGCATTGGGAAGGCGTTACTCGATTAGCCAAAGACCCTCAGCGCCTGCGAAATTTCCAGATGTCATATCTTGCGGACATCGTGAGCCGCACACCGAGACCTCAACCAATATTTACAGCCGAGCAATTACAGGGCTATGAGAGTCTGTACGATAATAATGGTGCAGACAGCTATTTACCCTACCTACTGCAAAATGGTGTTGATGACAACGGTGATCCGTTGCCGCTCGGCCCAGTTGGGCAAATGCCTGAGCAGCCAATACCAATGGCGCTCGTTGAGTCAATTAATTTATCTCGTGAGGCCGTTAGCGATGTGGCTCCAGCTAATGTGCCGCAGGAGATAGCTGATATTGACCTGTCTGGTAAGGCTTTGGGTAATCTGCAAAACAGGCTGGATGAGCAATCTGTCGTGTATCAGCAAAACCACAAGCATGCGCTACGCCGTGATGCTGAGATATTTGCATCAATGGCCAGCGTAGTTTATGACTCGCCTCGTGATGTGACTGTGACAAAACAAGATGGCAAACGCAGCAATACCCGTATTATGGACAATGTGATTGATATACGCACTGGCGAGCTGGTGACAATTAATGATATTACCGGCTCTGAGTTTGATGTATTTGCGGATATTGGGCCAGATTATAAGACCAAAAAAGAGGAAACATTTAATCAGCTGGACGCGATGATAGAAAAAGCGGTTATGGTTAATCCTCAGATGGCTGAGCTGTTATTTTTAAAGCAGATGCAGTTATTTGATGGCGTTGATATGACTGACGTGAGGGAGTATGCGCGCAAGCAGGCGATTATTAAGGGATACGTTGAGCCTGACACAGACAATGACGAAGAGATGCAGTTGCTTGAGCAATCTCAGCAAAACCAGGCCCCTGACCCTAATGTACTGCTTGCACAGGCAGAGCAGGGCAAGGCAGACGCAGCAGCGGCAGACGTGCAGCGCAAAGCTCAACTCGATCAGTTCAACGCGCAAAACGAGCAGCTTAAAACACAGGTTAATCAGTTTGATGCAGCAACCCGCAGACTGGCTGTGCAGGTGGATGCGCAGGAAGCTAACGCAAATATGGAATTTAAACGCATCGACACAATGACTAAGCGCATCGATGCGATTAACAAGGGACAGTTACGGGCTAGCGTTAACTAGCTCATCTTCATCCTCTTTTTTTAACTCACAACACCGCGCCCGAGCTGTTAACTCAAACACGACAGTAGGGTAGCGGTCATGGTTGATTACGACCGTCTCCCCTTTTTCTGCCATGCGGTACGGTTCTGCTGGTTTGTCTCTAAATTGTTTGGCCGTTATATTCATTTAGCATGTCTCCCGATTTTAAACCACTGCTTAAAATTTACCTTACAGCCTTTATATCTCATAACTCCCCCTGATTAACCTGGTTAACCTGCACTATACCACATAACTATTAGTATTTTAATTAGTTAGCTATCATTAGCTTACTGAGTAAACAGGTCAAATCAAACCCAACTATCAGGTTAAAGATAGGCTTATCACTACCAAGTGAGTAAAAATATGGCGCAAACGCTCGATGAGTTAAAGGCTAAAAACGCAGCTGATGAAGCGGCGGAAAATGCACATGCAGACGAAAACGATTTAGATAACGAGGATTTAGAGGGGTCTCCGCAAGACCCTGAAGATGAAACGGGAAATGAATCGGTAGAAGGTGAAACAGGCGAACCTGAAGGGGACGCGGATCCCGCTGACGAGACACCAGATGACCCGGAAGCAGAGGGCTGGATGCAGGGTGACGAGACGCCCGATGAGGGGATAACCAGTAATGCAGACGCGGCAACAATACGCAGAAGCATACAGGCTAAGGCCAACAAGAAATTAGAGGCCACGAACTCAGAATTAGAAATTGCAAATGCACGAATAGCGGAGCTGGAGGGTAAAGCCTCACCGGTTAAAGCTGAGCTGGTACGGCCCAAGCGAGATGATTTTTTTGATAGTGATGATCCAGATTTAGCTTATGAATTAGCTGTTGAAGATTACATACTTAAAAAGGTTGAAGCAAAGCAGGCCGCAGGTAGCGCAGCAACAGAGCGGGCAACAGCTCAAGCTAAGCAGGCAAGTGCAATTTCCGAGGGTGAGAACGCTCATTACGAGCGAGCCGCAATACTAGTTAAAGAGTCAGGCATTAAGCCTGAGACATATCAGTCTGCCGACTTAGCGTTTAGGACTGCTATCGATCAGGTAATACCTGGCGCCGGAGATAATATTGCAGCCGCTTTTATAAGCAAGCTGGGCGCAGGCTCAGAAAAAGTAGTCTTTAATTTAGGCGTTAATGCGCAGCGAAGAGAAAAATTTACTCAGCTACTGCGCGAAGACGGTACCGGATTACAGGCCGGAATGTATCTCGCCGAATTAAAAACTACTTTGCTCACCCCAAAAAACAAACCGACGAACACGCCAAAGCCAGCACCAAAAATGCAAGGTGACGCGCACGAGAAGAGTAGCACGAAGGCGCTTAAAAAACGCTACAAATCCGCTGCTACAGATCAGGAGCGTTACGACATCAGGCAAAAAGGGAGGCAAGGCGGGATTTCGTCTGACATATTAAACACTTGGTAAGGAGCCTATCATGGCCGCTTTAAATACCTCCAAAACGATCGAAGTCATGCTCGAATCGTATATTGATACACACAATGAGCAAGACAGTATGCTGTCCCTCGTTGATTTCGAAAAACCAAATGCAGCAGATTTACAGAACTCACTAAATACTATTTGGCGACCAATCCAGCAAAATGCCCCGACTATTCGTGGCTGGGATTTAACTGGACAGGAAACAGGTGTAATCGAAGAAAACGTTCCGTTGAGCCTGGAAGATCCAGTGAACGACATCGTTGAATTGCGCGCAGATGATGTTCGTGATGAGCGATTCTGGCGCAGACGAGCACAAGAATCAGCAAAACGTGAAGCTGCTGAATTAAACAAATCAATCGCTAACCGAATCGTTACAGAGGGCTCGCTGTTTTATCGCGGAGCTGATGTGTCTGGTTTTGATTTTGTTTCAAGCACTCAGGTTATCCTCGACGAAAGACAAACCTACGGAATGGAGCGCAAGTTTGTCCTTAATGTGCGAGATAACCGCAAGTTTGCAAGTGACCTGGCTGCACGACAAACATTAGCGGGTCGCCCAGAAGATGTGGCATGGAAAAAGGGATTTGTTGGCCGTGATGTTGCTGAGTTTGATGTGTATAAAGGCTCATTTATCGGCACGTTGGCCGGTGGCGCTAGTCCTGATACCACTGTTTCTGCCACGGTATCTGAAAAGCCAGAAGGCTTTGTACAAACGGGCAATACTCAAGGTAATATTGATTACCGCAACGGCACCATTCCTGTTGTCGATGCGACAGGCTACGCGGCTGGGGATAAGATTCAATTTCCTGGCGTTCAATCACTTGCGTTGATGGACAAAACCCCAACAGGGCAAACAATGACCTTTACTGTCGTCGAGCAGGTAGACCCTACGACATTGCGCGTTTTTCCTAAGCCTATTGCCCAGGACGATCCTGCGCTAAGTATACTTGAGGCGGCATCAGCCAACATTGATACACAGATTGCATCTGGTATGACGGTTAGTCGCGTAAACATAGACGCACTGGCTCGGCCCAATATCTTTTTTGATAAGTCGGCTATCTGCGTTCTTGGTGGCGTTATTCCAGTTCAGAAATTTTCTGAATTGGACGGCTTTAAAGTCGTTACAAGCACAATGAAAAATGGGCAAGAGGTCTACATGTTGTATCGTGGATCGATTGAAAAGATGTCATTTACATACCGCATCTTCACCTGGTGGGGGGTTAATGTTATTAACCCATCTGCCTGCGGTATCGCAATCTCAATCTAACGACTAAGCGCAAGGACGCGCATTTTTTTAGGAAAAAAAATGGCAATACAGGTTTATAAACCAGGTAAAACACATACTGTGCGCGGCGTGGAATGCGAAGCGTTAAATATTAATATAGGCTCACTCAATCACTACCTTGAAAACGGCTACTACAAAAAAGAAGGCGAATGGATGGAGGTAGATGAGGACGAAACCAAGGCCGAGGACGAAGAAAACAAAAGCGCTGAAGGCGTGCGAGAAAAAGCCAAGGCCGCCGGTATCGAGGGATTTGATAAAAAGCGCATTAAAACACTTGAAAGTGAATTGAATGGCCTCGAAAATAAAAGCGATTAGTGGCGCATACACCAGGTTGAGAATATCTGGTATTACTGTGCAGCCAACAGCGGCTCATGTAACCCGCGCACTTACACGCATGGAGCAAATGCTGGCAGAGTGGGAGGAGAATAAAAATCTCTGTCTCGGTTATAATTTTGAGGATAATCCTGACGCTAACTCTGAAATGGGCGTATCACTTGGCACGGAAAATATGATCGAGGCAAACCTTGCTGTCAGGATGGCACCAGATTTTAATAAAGTTTTGCCGCAGGAACTAAAGAATGATGCAAAAAGATCATACTGCTCAGTAAGTGCACGAGTAGCAGTCGGTAATTTGCGTGACGTTAGGCCGCCTAACCGTATGGCTGTTGGCTCTGGACATCGATACCGCGAGCGAGTGCAGCGGTACAATCATTTCGAAAAGCTACCGCCTATTGGTTGCCCGACTAAAAAAATGAACATCGATGAGATTGATAATTTTGTTGAGCATTACGATAGTTACTTAACAGGCGAGACAATCACCAGTTTTACAATTGAGCAAACCGGCGGGCTTGTAATTGTGTCATCATCAAATACAGATAGTGATATTAATTATACAGTGCAGGCAAAAGACCCGCCAAACCAAAGGATAGGGCAGGCCATTATTATTACAATGATCACATCAGGTAACCGTGTCGAGATCAGAAAAATAAACTTTGAGATAGTAAAACAAGTGCTGCTTGATGAGTTTGGTTAATGGCAACTGTATACGCTAATCTAATAAAAGGCGACAAAGCCGGGCCTGAAACTGATTACCGTGACGCGCTACCCATCAACATGTCGGCAGTTGATCGACCCATGTTTGGTGCGGCAGGCTACATGCTTCAGCAGCCAGGGCTTACTCAGTATGGGTCGGGATTCGGAATTGATCGACGTGGCATATGGAACGAAAAACACAATGAGCATTATCGGGTATCGGGCAACAAGTTTGCAAAGATTGACTCCGGTGGATCGGCTACGGAATTAGGCGCAATACCAGGTCTTGATACCACGTCTCTCCCTTACTCCTTTAACACACAAGGCATTGTTGCTAACGGTCAGTTTTGGTTATACG